CTTGGCACATCTTCCCATATTGCAAAGCACATCGTATCGAAGGGTGTCCTCAAGGTCAGAGAACATTAAGGCCATTGCACCAAACTCAAGGCACTTCTCCCAATTCATTGAAAGGAAGTATTCCTGCTGGGTGTAGTAAAGGCTATTGGCCGCAGGAACCAGGGTGTCTTTTAGGATGGCAAAGTTTCTGTCTGCTGAAGTCTTTTTATAGCCATGAGGCTTGTGAACCCTAACCACCTTATCAATACCAAACATCTTGTCTGGTTCATGGGCTACAAGCATTTCATGAACCCTGTTCCTCCAAGAACATTTGCCCTTCCTTGAGGCCATTTCTCTCAAGGGGATGAGGCCAGCATTTTGAACATCGTATCGAAAAGCAATTAAATCTGCCCCTCTCTTGTTGGCCTCGTCAACGGCATCATCAACCAAAGCCTCTGCCCCTGGTTGCATCACATCATCAGCATCAACCCAAATAGCCCATTCATTCTTGCAAGCATTAAGGGCTGTGTTCCTAGCCCCAGCAAAGTCATCTATATGAGGCCAATCAGCTTTTTGATTTTTATAGTGAACAATTCTAGCCCCGTGAGCCAATGCAATTTCTTCTGTTTTGTCTGGCTCAAGGTTCCCCCTAGCAATGCAAACAACAAGCTCCTCTGCCATGGGCTTAAAGGATTCAAGGCATCTTTCAATGTAGGCTTCTTCATTGCCAGCTATTAGGTAAAGGCTGATAGGATTTCTCATTGAGGATTTCTTATTAAGGATTTCTATTTGTTCTCTGTCAATACCTCTTGGGCATCTTTGGCCGCAGACATATCCGAATAACTAGGAAGCTCGTTCTCCCTGTAAATAGGTTCGGTGCATCCAGAAAGAGCAAGGCACAAAATTATGATCTTAACCATAAAGAATGAGGGGCTAGAGTTTTTAGGCTCTAGCCCCTCGGAGGAACCACACAATCTATATTTTAGCTGGCCGAGTAGTTCGTGGTGATACGAACCGCCGCATTGCTGTCGATCACAACCTCATCGGTGTTCATGCGAACACGGAGGACATTGGAACGGCGAGCCTCATCACGGTAGGACTCGGAGACGAATCCAGCCGCATCAGCCGCCCAAACCAGCGTCCGACCGATTCCGCCAGCGGTAAACTCGCCGCCAGCGATCTGGCCGACAATGATCTTGCTGTCGGGAACGATGAACGAGCCGCTGTAGCTCTTGCCCTTGTTGGCGGTGTTGTAGGCCGCACGCCCGACTGCGAGCGTCTGCACGCCCAGAGCCGCCGCAATTTCGGCCTCGCTCAACAGACGCGCCCCGGTGTTGGAGATAACACCGAAGAACTGATTCTGTAGGAGGGTGGAGCGGCGGATCAGCTCGAACACATTGGCCGACATCGCAACGCAATTCGGCTCGTATCCGAGCTTGTTGAGGGAGAGCTTGGCGGCGGCGACATCACGAGCAACATCGACCGTGGTAACGAGCGAGTTGGTGTAGTTGACCGCCGGACTCTGGTCAGCCGTGGCGAAGGGGGTGCTTCCCGCCCAGAGCAGGTCGGCAACACGCTTTTCGTGGCCGATCTTGATCTGGCGAAGGAGGAACTTGGCGGTTTCGCTTTCGATCGAAAAAAACCTGTTGAGGTCTTCGACATTCGAATCGTCAAGCAACTCCTCCAAGCCGTATTCCTCGGTCAAATAATTTTCCGAGGTGAAGGAACGGATTCCCCTCTGAAACTCGGAACCAGCGGAACGCTTGGCCGAGTTGTTGGAGAGAAGGTCAGCCGCCGCAAGCTGAACCTTGAGATAGGTTCCGCTCTTGGCTTGCACATTCTGCAAGGGGAGAAGGGTTGCGCCGATCAAACCAACATCGGCTTGGGGAGCCTCGATCAACGCTTGGTTGATGTCCGCCCGAATCGTAGAACCGCCAGCGATATAACTCATTTTCTATTTATCCTTGGTTAGTTGTTAATTTTTAGTCAACTTTGAGAGGAACGGCGATCTCGATCACCGCACCAGTTTCGGTAGCCGCTTCGAGAGCGATACCAGCCGAGATGACATTAGCCGCCAGCGTGGTCACGAGACCAGAAGCGTCAAAGGAGAGCGAATCTCCCACGGCGCAAGTCCCGGACACGGTGGCGAAATAGGTCGGGTGAAATAACTTCACCGTGCCAGAATCACCAGCGGCCACATCTTCTTGCGTGAATCCGATGGCGAGAGTCGCCCCGGTCACAGCGGCCTGTGCGCCGCCAGCCGTGGAGGTAGGCTGAACAGCACGATAAGCACTAATCGCCGAAGCGAAAGTGAAGGTTTTGAAAAATCCGTCTACTTGAGTTCCCATTTTATTTGTATCCTTTGTTTAGATGTTTTTAATACCACGAGACAGAGCCTCACGATATTCGTTGGGGTTGGAGAGCATGACCGCTTTCATGGCGTTCAGCTTTGAAGTCTTGTATTCCGGGTGAGCAGACACAAGGGCTTCGAAGTTTTTCGGCTCCTCTTTCTTCTCAACAGGAGCCTCAACAGCAGGGGAGGCAGGGATGGGCTTGATGCCAAACTGGGTGAGAACTTTCTTCACCACTTCGGCCATCTCAACACCTTCATCCTCTTTTTCCTCATCCTCTTTTTCAATGACAACGGAGGGAGCAGATTCGGCTTTCACCTCTTCTTTTTTCTCCTCTTCCTTCACCATTTCTTCCTTGGGTTTCATCGCATCTTCCAATGCGGCGAGACGAACCTTAATTTCGTCCATGTCCTTTTTGTAGTCGTAACCTTCTTTGTTTTCCATTGTTTCTCCTTGTTTTGTCAAACCATCCCCTTCGACAACTGCTTCTGGCAGATCAACAGGAATAGCTTTTCCTCCGGCCATGTAGCCGAACTTTTGCATAAACTTCACAACTTCTTCAAACAATCCATTGGTGGCGGCTGGGCTGGAAACCAGGTCAGCAGAGGCAATGCTTTGGGGGCGAATGTAGTCCTTGCCTTCAATGGTTTCACTTTCATTCACAAAGGCAAGAGAGATGCCAAACTGGTCTGGGGCTTCATCAGCCATTTCCTTGATGAGGCCATAGTGGGGGCTGTTCTTCAAAAGCTTCAAATCAGCCACCAGCTTATCCCCTTCAATCCTTGCATTCCTGGCAAACCCAACGACAGCGTCCAGACCGGAGCCGTGGTTCATCTTCACCTTAACCCCATTGGGGGCTTGCTTCATGATTTCCATGGCCTTCTCCAGGCTCATTTTGTCCACAAAAAGGTCGTGCCCCTTGGCTTCCCCAATCTCCAGAATGCTTACCCCACCAAAGTCGTTCTCTTCCATTTCACAATCCCCACATTCCATTTCCTCTTCATCCCTGTAAGTCTTATAGGCAACCGCCGCCCTCTGTGTTTCATCGGGGAAATCGGCAACTGCTTGGTCGTTGCCCATAAAGCGGGAAACAAAGTCCTGTTCCGATTCGTCTCCTCTAGGAGTGGGTAGGGGCATAGAATCTTTTTTGTGTCAAAGGAATTATTTTTCCTTTAGTTTATTTATGTTTATTACAAAAATTGAACTAGCCTGTCCGGGCAAATCATCATTTTCAACAACTCTTACCCCATCAAAGCCAAGTCTTTTTGCGGATTCTGACATGGGGGTTTCGTCAAAAATTTGATAGTCTAAATCGCCCTGCCCTATTGCCTCCTTAAGTCTATCTTTGTCAGAGTCATTTAGTCTTTTGTCTTTTAATGTTTCTTTAATTAAAAGATCGGATGTTTCAACATCTCTCAAATCTGCTATTTTGCTTCCCATTGGCAGAATATATTCCTTCCCGCCCTCATAGCTTGTTTGCCCCTTAATTCCAACATACGCCCCATTCTTATCAATTTCTCCAATCCTAGTTACCTGAAAATCTTCCTTTAGTGTATTTTTCTCAATAAGTTTAGATGTTTTAATTTCAGAATCTTCGCCCCCTCCCCCAGCGCAAGTGTTCCCCGGCTTAAACCCTCCCGCACCTGTCCCGCAATCCTCAAAGCGTTCTTCTAAAAGATCGCCGTCTGCTTTTCTGTAAGATTCTTTTACCTCTCCACCGCCAGCCATCTTTAGAAACTTGTTCACCCTAGCCATCGCCCAAGCGTTGCGTGAGTTGGGCTTACCTCCGCTGATGGTTGGACGGAAGCTGGTTGAGAATGCCCCTGCTCCCCTGCGAAAAACTTTCTTCAATGCTCCAAGCGTAGGGGCTTTCCTTAAGGGGTGCTTGTCTTTGAACTCGGCAATCTTGTTCTTCAATGCCTCCTCGTTCTGGGCTGAAATCTCTATGTCACCAGCTTTACTCCTAGTGGATGCTGTGCCTTTTGGATTCTCCTTTGAGCCTTTGATTCTCTCCTTGGGCGGGGCGGGAGTTTGCGCCGCAGACTTGGGGCCGGGTCGGGCTAGTTCATTTGCCTTCTCATCAGTCATTGGGCCACCAACAATCCAAGCGTCGCAAGTTCTTTTGGCCGCACACTTGAAGTCAAATATTTCACAATATCCTAAATCTCCAGCAATGGCTACTTCATTTGCATCTTCTCCAATGCCTCTCTTGATGCAATTCAGAATCTTGGATGTCTGGTTAAAGGCCGCACAATTTCCACACAGCATTTTTTTTGCTGTTGCAATGTCTCCTTGGAACTCATTGGCCTTTGCCTTCCAATAGTTCTCATTTGGCTCATTTGGATTAGCTGGACCGTAGTTTGCATCATCAACAGCAGTCTGCCTATTTTTGAGATTAACTTTAATATCTTGGGTAGCTATTGGGCAAGTGGCTGGCTCTTCAAGAGTTTTTCCATTGTCCCTAGATTCCATCTGGCCAACAACTTTCCTTGCCCATGCATAGCCAGCATCGCCACCCCATCCATTCCAGGCTTGCCAGCCCTTGCCCTGCTCATCCCAGGTTGCGCCCTTCTTATCGACTTCATGGCGGTCGAAAAAGGCTTTCATTCTGCGTACGGTGTCCGGTGACAGCTTCACGCCATTCATCAAATCCCTAGCCCTAG